AGCCCCGTTTCCTGTAATTCCCCTGCAATTTTACCGAATAGTGTGGGCTTTGTTTTTAATACCGTCTATGAAGATGGTAAACTTAAAGCGGAGCTTTGGCTTAACAAAACCAAGCTCAGACAGTTCGACCCCAATACCCTGCGGGATCTTGAAACGGGGAAGCCTGTGGAAATCTCAACAGGTTTGTGGTCGGACGAAATTGGCAACCCGGGGTCGTGGAATAATAAGAGCTACCAGGCCTCGGTTTCAGATATAAAGCCTGATCATGTGGCATTGTTACCCGGGGCTACTGGGGCGTGCTCATGGCAAGATGGGTGTGGTGTGCCCAGGCTTAATCAAGCACAAGAAGGAGGCACTATGAGTGTTAATCAAGAACCAGAACCGACCAATGTGCAGGACCCGGTTGTTAATCAGGAATCCGTGGACCCTGTGGTTAATCAGGAACCTGTGGTCCCTGTGGTTAACCAGGAACCTACTGATCCTGCTCCTGTGTCAGTCCAGGCAGAACCTAAGAAGTCTGTCTGGGAACGGTTGAGGGAATGGTTCAAAGTGAATGAGGTGGAGTGCGAGGACCAACAGCGGCTGATGCAAGCATTGGAAGCTATTGAGAACAATAATGTGTTAACAACTAACGGAGGGAACGATATGTCCGTAAAAGACTTGGTCAATGTCCTTATTGAAGATAAGGACACTGACTATGATGAGGAAGATCGTGAGTGGTTGGAGGCGCTGTCAGAGGCCCGCTTGAAGAAGATGGGCAAGAAAGTCGTCCCCAAGACCAATGAGCCGGAGCCTGTAGAGGAACCAGTAACAAATGTGGCCTCAGGACCAGAGCCCGAGCCTAAGGTCAATGGGCCTAAAGCCTTGACTATGGAAGAGCTTCTGTCCAGTCAGGAGTTTGCCAAGGCTATGGTGACTACGGTCAAAACCTTGATGGGTCAAGAAAAGAAATCTGAACTGGCCCAGCAGGTCAAGAAGATCAAAGGGTTGGCTTTGACTGATGAGGAGATCAAGGGAATGTCTGAAACTACCCTGGAAAAACTCATCAAGGCCAATTCGACGGCCAATTATGCAGGTCGTGGGGCTGATACCGGGCGTACTGTTGAGCGTGAAGTTGCTCCAGAACCCCCATCAATTCTGACTGCAAAGATCGATAAGGAGGTTAAGCAGTAATGAGTGCTTTTAATTTTAAAACAATCGTCATCAAAGGGGATGGCATCCGCAAGGAAGGAATGTTGGCGGAAACCTCCAATGACATTACCCCTGGTCAGTTTGTGCTGCGGCAGGGGCATAATTTCAGCGAGGTTCGCCACGCGGCTGCTCAGTCTTTGTTCAAGGCCGTTGCTGTTGAGCAGGAGACCTTTGGAACCGGTATTACTGAGGATTATGATACTGAGGGCGAACGTGTCTTTTATCATGTAGTCCCGCCGGGAACTGAAGTGTTTGCCATTCTGAATGCTGGGGAATCAGCTTCAGTTGGTGATCTTCTTAGAGTGGCGGTTGGAGGCAACCTTGAGGTTAATGCTACCAACGCCATCTGCGTGGCTATGGAAGATGTGGATGCAACCGCAGAAGCAACCCGAATCCTTGTTGAGACCCTGTAAGGAGGTATACAGTGCCAGGTGTAAATATTAGTACGGTTCAGGATTTCCACAAAGGCCTGCAGGATGGTGAGTTCCACATCAATATGTTGAGAACCAATAATATCCTTCGTAAGGAAGAGTGGAAAGCCTTTGACGAGGCGGTTGTGGATATTTTTAGACACAACCTTGTTGCGGTTGAGGACCTGAGAGCTGCCGGTTTGACAAGAAATCTTGGCGGACTTGGGACCATGATCGATGAATGGGAAATGATGAGCGATATGGAAGAGGCAAACGCCGATATGTCAGGGATTACCCCTGGACAGAGAAGTCAGCCTGAATTTGAGCTGGCTGGTGTGCCGATTCCCATTGTTCACAAGGATTTCCAAATCAATATCAGACGTTTGCTGGCTTCCCGTAAGCTTGGAACCGCTCTTGATACAACTATGGCTGAAGTTGCTGCCAGGAAAGTCCGGGATAAACTGGATGACATGGTTTTCAACGGACTGCCTGAAATCCGTTCAAAACAGTTTGTAGTTTACGGCTACACTTCGTTCCCGTGGCGGAATCAGATGCCTTTGAGCGGCATTTGGGGAACTGCTGGTTCTAATCCGCTGTCTGATGTTTTGGCTATGCTGGAAGTCGCCAATGACAACAACTGCTTTGGACCTTATCAACTGTACATCCCCAGATCCTTCTGGGCTAACTTGTACGACGACTATGATCCTCAGAAACCCGGTACAATAGCTGAGAGGATCCTGCAGATTCCTGATATCAGGGGTATTAAGCAGACGGCTTCTCTGGACGGTTCTGCTGGTGCTGCTGAAGTCGTACTTGTCCAACTGACCCGGGATGTTGTGGATCTGGCCATAGGTCAGGACGTTGCCACTGTTGAGTGGGAAACACTTGGTGGAATGCAGACTAACTTCAAGGTCATGTGTGCCATGGCCCCCAGGCTGAAACGGGATGAAGAAGGTCGTTGTGGTATTGTCCATGCATGGATTGGCCAGGGTGCTACATAATCACTAGGAGGGCCTTATGAAAGTCAGGCTCTTAGCAGGGACTTATTACCGCCGTGAAGGTGGGGTGTTGACTAGGTACAAGGCAGGGGATGTCTTTGAGGCGTCCCCGGCTGAGTTTGCCAGATTGGAGGCCAAGGAGCAGATATTTGTACGCAAGCCTAAAGAAGAGGTTGCTGAGGAATCTGCTCCGGTCCCTGAACCAATCACAATCCCCGAACCTGAACCGGAAGAAATCCCTGATAATGAAGAGGTTGAACTGTCTGACGATGAGTTGTTGGACAAGTATGTTGAGCGGTCCGGGTCTTGGTACACGTTTGCAGATGGAACCAGGATTCAGGGTCGTTTAAATGCAATAAAGGCAGCAAGAGAATTAAATGGCTAACCGAGTCAGTCCTTATGATGTTCAGCAGATCCTTGACACGGATATGGATGTCTTCAAATTGACGGCGTTCATAACCGGGGCTCATTTGATGGTCAATCGGTTACTAGCGAATCAGGATTACTCCGCTGAGGAGTTGTTTGAGATTGAACGCTGGTTGTCGGCCCATTTTGCCACGGCTCGTGAAAAGCAGATCAAGTCTGAATCCTTTGGAGGGGCTTCTGAGACCTACGACACGATGATAGGCAAGGGTTTAGACAGTTCCTTCTATGGTCAGCAGGTCAAACTGCTTGAGACAGAAGGGATCTTGGCAGGTCGGGAAAGGCGTAGGGCGCAAGTTACCTGGATAGGCAATAAGTGAACATTGAACGTAAGCTGAATCAGACGGCCACAGTCTGGCAGAATCCAGTGTCAGACGGGTGGGGGTCATTTACTTATGATGCCCCCCGGGAGGTCCTGGCCCGTTGGGATGATACGGCTGTATTGTTCCGGGATCGGGCCACTGGCAGTGAGGTGGTTTCGCAATCAGTTGTCCATGTTAAGACTGAGGAAGGGATTAAGGAAGGGGATATGATTGCTTATGGTGATCAGACCGCTTTTACCAATCCCTATGAAATTCAGGCCTGGGTAATCAAGAATGTGCAGAACATCCCTAACCTTCGGGCAACTCAGAGTATCACAAGGTTGCTGACATGAATATAAAGATCAACCTAGAAGGAATGGGAACGGTGTTGAGGAATCTGGAAAATGAAATCCAGGCTATCCAGCAACGGTCTGTCAAAGGGCTGGTTTTGTGTCAGATTCGTCTACAAAAGGAGGCTTTTAATGTGACCCCTTGGCGGTTAGGTCATTTAGCCGGGTCTTACCAGACACCACCGCCGACACAAGTCCGACCTGGGGTTTGGGAAGCAATTGTTGAAAACACTGCTGAGTATGCTTTGAAGGTCCATGAGATGCCGGAGGATACGAATTGGAATAAGCCTGGAACAGGACCGAAGTTCTTGGAACGGCCTTTGTTTGAAAATGCTGATAAATTCCTGGAGATATTACGCCGTGCAACCGCCGTGTAGTGACATAAAAGACATATTAAGGGCAGAATTGGGAATGCCTGATGCTCTTGTTCATTTAAGCAGGCTCCCCGAAACCCCTCATGAGTTGATCGCTGTATTGGATCAGCCTGGCATGGCTCCAGAGGATTTGATTGCGTATTATAAACCAATGGTCCAGGTTATGATTAGGGGTAATAAAGGGCAGTATGCAAATACGTATGCTACCGCACAAAACATTAGAAACCTTCTGCACGGCTATGGGGCCACAGAAGTTAACAGTACATGGTATATAGGAATATGGGCTACTTCAGATATTTTGCCGTTGGGGTATGATGGTCTGGATAGGCCCGTGTTTAGCTTAAACTTTCTGATTCATAGATCAGAAATGGAGGGAACATAAATGGCTAGTAATGCTTTTCTCGGGGTTGGGACC